GTGTCTTGCTTAGTGATATGGTGCACAGCATTAACACCGGCAATAGTGAAGGCATCACCAGCCTTAACAGTGCCACCTACAACAGTGATTGCAATAGTCTGATAACGGTTGTCTACGTTTGCAGTTTCACCTGTATTAGCTGTAGTTACAGCCTTAGGGGTGTAATACTGGTTAGCACCATTCATTGTAACACCAGTTGCAGTAGCAGCAACCAAGCGGGGGGAATAATCCAGCTTGAAAGTGTCAAATGAGGCCACAACACCAACATAGGATTTCTTGTAGGCATCAGAAGGCATAGAACCAGGTGTAATATAGGCGCGGGCTGCAAGGTTGCTTGCCATACCGTTATAATCGCGGGTGGAAAGCGCCATAGCCCTGTCAGCGGCCATAATACCCTGTTCATTAAACAGGGCTTCAGCCTGGGCCACATCATCATAGCCTGATGCGGATACTGTACGCTTAACCACAAGCGTACCCTGCAATGAGGCTACACTGTTAAGGGCTACGTTAATATCTGATGCAAGTTTCTGCTTTGCGCTTTCAAGCAACCGGCCTTCCTGCAAAGCATCACGCAACTGCTTAGCATCCATAACCCAAGGCACAGCCTTAGAATAACCAAGCGTGGCAGGCACTGCAAGCTGCGTGTTATCCTTAAAGTTAGCGGATTGGTCCATACCGTTAAAAGACTGAGCAATATAAGGCTGTGGACGCCAAATAGTGTCGCCACTACGTTCCATTTCGCTCATATCAGTCTGGTAGATTGCAACATTTTTTGAAAGTACCAGGGCATCCTGAAAACCTTCAAGCAAATCTTCAAACGCTACACGTTCTTCTTTGTTAAAGCTATTAGCCATTTTATTACCTTAAGAGAAAAGTGGGGTTTTAGCCCGTCTTATCCTTAAGCTGTTTCTTGTAAGCTACTACTTTTGTGTAGTTACCAGTTTTTTCAGCTTCAGCCCTAAGACGGTCTAGCTCTTTGTCTACACCACCCGCATTAGAAGCACCGCCGCTAGCGTTAGGCTTCTTATCCGGTGGGGGGGCTTTCCTGGTTGACACTTTTAGATTTCCTTCCAATCGCGCAACCTCAAAAGCAAACTCTATAGGGTCTTTAATGGCTGCTAGTTTCTTAGATGTATCAGGGTTCTTACCTAAGGCATAGACTACTATTGAGGCATCTTTGCAGCCTTTAATAATAATCCCCTGTTGCACTACTGAGAATGTAGCTTTAACTACATCTTCTGCTTCAGGAAAGTCTTTAACCTTAAGATTACTCTTAGATACTTCATAACCCTGTTGTTTGACCTGATAGACTTTCTGTACTTCTTCTACTTCCTTTTGCTTTTCAGCAACTTCAGCTTCAGCTTTATCTTTGCGCTTCTGCCATGAAAGTAGCTCAGTTTCAAACTTCCCTTCATCATACTCGCAACCCTCTAAAGTGGGTTTTGGGCCGATTTCGGTGGGCTTAGCCGAAGGTAGGGCTTTCTTAAGCCGCTCAATTTCTTCATCTTTAGCCCTAAGTTGTTTACTGCTTTCTTTGTACCTTTGCCTTAGGTCTTTAATCCAAACAGGGGTTTCTGCTGTATCTTCTACATCTTCAGGGTTAGGCGAAACCCCATCAATTAAAACTACTACTTCATCACCTTCACCACCAGCTTCTTTGCCTTCAGTTTCGGTAGTTTTGGTTTCCTGATTAATGTCCTCAGGTTTTACCACAACTTCAGTATTAGTTTCATCAGCCTCTTTATTAGCCATTTTTAACCCTTCAAAATCTCAATTTAAGGTAAATTGGAAACCGTGTAAAATTCCTGTTATACTGCTTTGCCCACAAATGCAAGCCCCTTATGAAGGGATTTGCACAATAGGGGCACCGGAAGCAGGGGCGGGGGCTGTGGGGGCGGGCGCGGCACCTGGTGGCACCAAACTACCCGACTTTAAGGCCATCGCCTGTAGCCTTTCTATGGCCCCCATAACCGTTTCAATCTTGCCACCTTCCAAGTCTTGCAGAATTTGCATAGTCTCAGCCTTGGTTTTCTCAGCAGTAGCTGTAGTAGCCACAACAGAGGCCTTAGCCTTCAGTGCATTAGCTGCTGCTTCTTCTGCTGAAGCCTGCAAGAATTGTGTGTTAGCATCAGGTGGTTGATTTGCCGCCTCTGCCTGTTTCTTTTCAAGTTCTGCTGCTTCTTCGGGCGTTGGCTGAGCAACCCCCATAGTAAGCAGTTTCTTTCTGAAATAGTCTCTAATCTCACCAATGCCTTCACCTTCCATATTCATCATAATCATGGCGGTGAGCACTTGCACTGTTTCAGGGTCTTGTGTTACCCCCAATAAGTTAACCAAAGCTCTTACAGTAGCAGCTTTCTTGCTTGCTGAGGTGGGCCCAGGCGTTGCATTAACATCAAAATCAGCTTCAGTAAGATTATTTTGGGTTTCAACTACACCTGTTTCATCATTTTTACCAGGCTGATTAAGAATAACACTAGAAGCTTCACCAGCTTCATTAACAGTTTTGCGTTTACGGTCTTTTTCTACATAGATTTCTTTAGCCATTTCTAGCCAAATTTCACCAGAACGCTTAATAGCTTTGCACATATTAGAGATATAAATAAAGGTTTGCATATCAAGCTTAGCTTGCACCAAGTCAATAGCTACACCTGAAGTACCTGGTGTTACAACTTCACCGGCCTCTTGATTGCCTAACAAGTCTGACATATCCGCATCTGTCATTTGCAACAATGCAGCCATAGCAGGCGGTATGTTTGGCACCTTAGTATAGGCAATAGGCCCTGTTGGCAATAGCTGCCCTTGGGCATCGAGTATGGGGTTTAACAGCAAATAGGGGTTATTATCTATGTTATCCCTAGACCATGAAACTTGATGACCATTTATTTGCTGTGGGGTAACGATAGGTTTTTCTACGGTAGAGAAAGCAGCAATTTCACCCATTTTAGAAATTTGCATATTTTTAAGGCGCTGCGTATCTTTGGCGAGTCTTACCTGCCCCATGCACCTTTCTACATTGTCAATAAACCAACGCTTACCATAGAAGGGCACAATAGGAATATGCTTACCCGCAATATAGCCCAAATCATCTACTATACCCGTACCAGACATAATATACTTATGAACTTTGCGCCGTGTAATAGTTTTTGTTTTTGTTTTTGTAAAACCAGTAGCTGCAAGTTGTTTCTTAAGCTCAGGCCCTACTTCTTTATCGTCAAAGGCAGCTTTATCATACTTCTGCACTTCACCACTAAGGCCGGTATAGGTTATTTGCGTAATTGCTACTTTTTCTACCTTGTAGTACTCAGCAATATACACTACACTAGGGGTATACCAATCAAATTGTGTGCTTTTGGTAGTCTTAGGGAAAGACGTGGGCCAAACTGCATCAGGGTACTCAGCCTTAAATCTTTGATGTGTCATTGAAGAAAGAACATAGCAGTAATTAGCATCAGATTTATCTTGCCTTTTTGCATCAGGGTCAAAATAAACTGAGCTATCAGCATCAAAAATAGGCTCTATATAAATGCATTGTTCATCATCATCTTCATCTTCATCATCTACATAATCATTACGTAAACGCCATGCACCAAAACCGCCCCCTACACCTTCTTCAAATGCATTATCATAGGCTTCTTCAGCACCGCTATTCTGTTCATCAGCCCTATAAAGCCCATTGCATGTATCAGTAAGCTTACCCCCTTTTGAGCCATCTTTAGGCACAAAATTAACAGTAATTCGATTATTGCGGTATTCATTAAAGATACGAATAACAGAAAGATGTATTTTATTTACTTCAAACCTGGGCTTATTGCCAAATTGCTCACCTAATGGGCCTTCCCATTGTGCACCAGCAATAGAATAAAAACGCCTATCTTCTAGACACTGGTCACGTTCATCTTTCATAATAGTTTGAACGCGGGTAAAGTCTGCTAGTGCTTCTTCGTGCACTTCACGCAATTTAGCTTCATTGCGTTTGCTAGTATTTTCATCACCAGTTTCATCATTCAATTCTATATCAGTCATAATTACCTAACTTTCTTATTGAACATTGAAACTGTGGGGATAACCTGCACTTGGCTATTATCTTCTTTGGGTTTTGTAAGCCCAGGGAATAGGGCAGTCAAGGCCCATATACCAGCATCTGCCCTATTGGGGCTTTTACTGCCCACAAAACCTACTGTGGTGAAGTTGGTTAACTCCGCCTCTAATTCTGAAAAATCCCCCGCGTGACGTACCTTTCCGGCCTCATACAGGGCTGAGAAAGGCTCAGCCCGTATGTGCTTGCCCCTAGAGGCCGTCACCGCTAGAAATGGCGTACCAGGCCGTGCAACTTGGATAGTTTGCTTGACCATTGCACCCCCAAAATTGACTTCAGCCACAATAAGGTTAGCTTGCAAATCATCATATAGCTGTGTAGCAACCTTACCCCAAACACCAGGCCCTGCTTTAATAGTATGGTCACGCAATATATAGGCGTTACCATCAATGCCTAGACCGGCTGCAACAATACCTATTTCATCATTATCTGCATTGTCTGCATCATCTGAGCCTGAAGGGTCTACACCAATAGCAATACGCACCATTTTGGGTAGCTTGCTTAAATCAGTTTCACGCCACTTATCTATAGTTTCATCAGTGAACAATGCATTAGCAACACCATCTGCAAATTCCCCTTCTAAGAAGCGCTTACGCAACCTAGGGCTAAGCCCACTCAGGGTATCAATATAGCCTTCAGTTAAGTTTTCTGCGTTATCCTGAGGATTAAGCTTGTAGTGTGCATACCTTTCAGGGTGTGCTATCGGGGTTTTAACATTATCAGGATTAAGATGCTTAATGAATAGAAGATAAGTCCAATGAAGCTTAGAGGGTGGGTTGCAGTCAAAATACATTCTAGGTGTAAGATAGCCAACCTCTACCCCATCAATAATTTGCATAGCTTTCTGAGCTAAGCGAGTAATCACTAAGCCCACAGCATTCCATGATATTTGGCTGCACTCATTCAGAAATATAGTAACAAACTCTTTACCCAAAATCTTTTCTGTACGTTCTTTATCATCTAGGCCACCAAACCAAATTTCAGAACCATTAGGTAGGGTTGCAAAGTAATCTACCTTGTCTAGTTTGTATGCCATACCAGGGAAGCACAGAGACATGACCTTAGGGAAAGTATCAAGCATAATAGATTGCTTTACATGGCTAAACCTAAACCTTAAAATAACATGCCGCGAAAAGGGGGCTTTAATAGCCCTAACCACAATGCTACGCACAATAAGAAAGGTTTTACCAGACCTAGAACCACCGAACAACATAACATAGGTAGCAACACTAGCTAGTATTATTTCAGCTAACAATTGTTTGGTTGTAAGTTTCATTCTTCTGTAGGTGTTCCACACGCTAGCCAGTTAGCAGCAGCATATAGTTTGCCTACGCTAGCAAAATAGTTACCCTCTGAACTATAAATATGCCTAGTGCCTAGCTTATCAAAGCCAACTATAATAACAGTGGCTAGGTTTGCATCCATAGCACTTTTCAGTACCCTTTCTACCGGCACTTTACTTTGCTCTTCTGTAATTCTGACAACACCGGGCAATACAGTAATTTCTGCACTCATAATTTAGCCTCATTCGGGGTTAAAGTAACCGCTACAACACCGGCACCTTTAGGCCCATTATCGTTTTCAGGCTTAGCAATGAAGCCCATAACTTCAGCATACAGCCTTAGGGCTTTAAGCTTATTTTCTACTTGGATAAAACCATCTGCTGTATCAATTACCCGCCGTGCAAGCTCGGCTTTGCTGGGTAAAAAGGCTTCTTCACCATTTTCTTCTAGCAATTCCTCTTTAAGAGCCAATACAAGAGAGTCTTTAGGCCATTCATCAGCAACCTTAAGGCATTTGCTCGCTTGAAGTGGGCCAAATACAGCAACAGCGGCCTTAAAAGGGTCGCTTATCTTCAACCAGGCCCTTACAAAAGCCCGTTTTTCTTCATTTATTTGTGCATCACTAGGCCACATTGCCCACACCTAGCGCAAAGTGTGGCAAAACACAAGATTTAGTGCAGGCTTCCTTTGAAAGCAACCCAAAATAACCCCAAGGCACCTGTTACCACCACAGTAACAGCCGCAAGAAAGCCCTTGCGCTTCACTTCTTCAATGCTTTCACGCCATGTTCTAAGGTGGGCAAAATCCCTTTGTAACTCAATTGGATTATCTGTATCTAAGCCCAATTCCATAAGGGTTTTCTTAACGGTTGCCTCTATAACTTGTTCCATATCAGCCACTTTAACAGCCTTACTTTTTGCAGATTGCGCCGTAGGCCGCGTTGTGGCCAGTTGCCCATTCTTGACTTGCTCTTGTGTCATTTTTTGAAGCCCTAAACTCCCCCATATACGGGATTAAACATATTGCACTTACACTTGGTGTAGGCTTAGTTAGAGGGTGCATGAAGTTACTGCACCCAAATATCCCTAAACTTGTCAACAGCAGCAGTAGCAGCCTGGTTAGCTTTGTGGATTGCATCTAGGTCTACCCTATTCTGCCTTAATTGCTGTTGATCTTGCCCTACCTTTTGTTGTTCTGCGTCATTAATTTCTTTTGCAACAAAGCCTAATAGCTGCAAAATATAACGCAGAACAACAAGGTATTTAAGCATATTACTTTACTACCTGTACTTCCACAGGCTTTGCATTTGATGCTGCCTGCTCAGCAAGCGCTTCAGCTACAGCCGCCTTTACAAACCCTGCAATCTTAGCTTCATCAGGGGCTGAGCTAATCAAAGCCTGCTGCAAAATACCACTAAGAGTTTGGATAATGTAGGCTACGCTGGTGGACATACCATGCCGCAAAGCAAACAAGATAGCAGACACAAGCACAGCGCCTACACCCGTTTTAGGGTCCAGGCTGCCTACGGCAGTAAGCGTAGTAGCAATAGCGGCAAGGATAGCCGATAGGATATAGGTTTTAGAACCGTTCATAGTTGGTACCTCAATTTTAGGCTTGTCTTTAACAAGCTCAGTTGTTGCCTTAGTAGCATTGTTCTTAGCCATCTTCAGGGCTAGGGCCTTTACCGATGCTACGCGGTTAGCCCACCCTTTACCAAAATATTTCCAGTTTGAAAGCTTCTGTAGGAAGGTTAACCGCTCAGCCATGTAAAGATTAATAAGGCTTTCAACACTAGCACTAGGGTTAAGCTCCTTAACCTTATCAATAGCTGTATCAGCCCTTACAGTACCTGAGTTAACAGCCCAATCAAATACAGCGTAGTCTAGCCCATAGGGTAGCTTATCACATTCCTCAGCATCCCAATAGTTTGCTTTGTAGATTGCTTCTACTTCTGCATCCGTAATTAAAGCTACAGACCTTTTAGGTCTACCAAGCTTGGCTAGCCATTCGTTGTAGGTAGCCTGGGTAATACCTTTGTTTGTAGCATGGCCTGGGTCATGGATATTATTGCTGTAGCCGCCTTCACTCTTAAGCACAGCGGCTAATGAGGGTTTGAAGTTATCTTGCATGGCGGGCTGCTATGTCCTAGCGGTTAAGAAAATATTGCTGAAGCACAACCTAAATTAGGATTTTGAAAAAAGCAAGCCCCTTCATGGGCGGCGAAGGGGCTTTGTAATGCATCCAGGGGGTGATAGGAAGCACTACCGGCTGTGCTTCAGCCTAATGCTTTAAAAAGGCCCCTACTCTTAGCAAACGCTACAATCTGTTTTGCTGCAAAGAGTAGGGGTAAGTTACCTATAGGTTTTGGGAGTTTGTATGCAGCGGGTTGAGGCTGCTATAAACACCTATAGGTTAGTTAGGCAATGCGGAACACACGAATACCGGGCCCGCGAATATCGTTTGCATCAACTGTACGCAAAGCAAATTCACGCTCAGCTTTCATCTGAGGCCGTGTAACAGATTTCTTGCCAAGCTTAACAAAGTGCCCATCAACCTTTACACGCTTGCCTGATGCATCAAGCTGGTATTTAGTCACTTCTACAGTTTCAGACTGGCCGGTAGGCTTGGCATAACGGGCATTAGCATTAGATACAGCAGCCGCAATAACGCGGGGCAGCTTATTATTGCCATCAGCAGGCACATGGAAGCTCTGGTTAAGTTCCAAGGCATCAAATGGGTAAGCAGACTTAGAACCATTACCGCCACTATTGCGCTTAATATTAGGCAAAGCAACGCCGCTATCAATAGTGAAAGTAGGCTTAGTAATTGCACCTGCTGCAACATTAGATGCAGTGGCTACAGGGGTTTCGTTAGTGTTCAAAGTTTCAATTCCTTTTGGGGTTGCCCGTGTTCCAATGCCATCAGCATTAGATACAGCAGGATTAATTTCTACAAGCCCAGCAGCTACCAGATTTGTGCTAACACCCTGGGGTACATAGCGAAAGCCAGCAGCGCTAGCAGTATCAGTTACAATTGCCTGAAGCAATGCCTTATCAGCGTCACTAAGAACAAGAGTATTAATAGTTGTGGGTTTCTTAGCCATATTTTTGAAGTCCTATTGTTGAAGTTTGAAATGCGCTTATGCACATTAGTTTCTATTTAGGCCTGGCTTTAGCCTCTGTCAAGTAGTAATCATCAGAAAGTTTGTGCTTCTTATCAACTTTACCTGAGAAAATTTCAACAATGTAATCATTATTGAATGCCCACACATACATATTATGTAACCATGCACGATTTTTGCTTTTGTTGTAGTCTACCGTGTGCCTTCTGATAACCGTATTTGCATCAGGGTCCACCACCAGAACTATGACACCTACCCGTTTGTCCTCTGCCATCACTGCACCTTAGCCCCTTTTGCATCTAGGCAAGCGTCAATTGCTGCCCTTAAATTATTGGCCTGGTACCTCCCTACCCCAAAGTACTCAGCAAAGTAAACTAAAATCCATTCACCATTTGTAAAAGTTTCCTGTGACCAAATGGAAAGACCGGACACTATGGCATCCAGCCTTTGAGTATCGGTATAGCGGGTTGTGGTGTCACCGGCCATACTCTAGACAAGCTTTTTTAATCTCAGCACAATAAAATTCATCATCACCCAATACATCATTAAGATAATTAAGTAATGATGCATCCGTAACACTATCTTTTGTTACAGCAATAACCCGCCATTCATAAACATGCCTTGCTGTACCCGTGCTAGGGTCTGCTTCATCTGTATCAAATTCTACTATTATAATCAGCTTATTTGATAATGTAATTATTGTTTGATTACTCATGGCTTAAGTTCACTATAGCAATAATCTGCTGAATGCTTAATCTGGCAGTGGCTGTAGGCATCATCAGGGCCTGAGGCCATAATGAAGGCAATTGAGATAATAGCGGCAATGTAGCCATAGATTAGATAAGTCATTTTGCATATTCCCCTCTATTATTCAAGCTATCATCATATTTTTCTACAATAGCATCAAGCTTCTTAATATTTGATGAATTGTACGGAAGGGAAAATTTAAATGTTATACCTTTTTGTGCCCCATAAGAAGCTTTAGTACTAATCATTGTTGCACCAATTTCTAAACAATGGTTATTACAATCCTTTTGCATTTTAATACTAGAAATTTCTGCATATCTTTTATATACATTAGTCATTTGAATACCCCTTTGAAGTTAGAAGTATGCTGTAGCTTAAAGTAATAAGGCTGTCAAGCCCTATTCTTCTTCACCTTGCCCTTCTTTCATGCATTGGTCACACACCAATTCATCAAAGTTATCTGAGACTTCCTCAGTAGCGCACCACCAGCCACATATGTCACAGCATAAGGCTGTTTCATCCAGGGCTTCAGTAAACAAAACATTGTTTTCAATGTCTGCTATTTCATCAGGTGTGAACCCTTCACCTTGCAAGGCCCAATAAATAGTATTAGCCGAGCCTGCAAGTTTGAAGCCCACAATGCGGCCTAGCTTGGCATATTCTAGAACAACTTTAACCTGTTGCATGGTCTAACTTCTTAGCAATCCTTCCTGCTTTAATACTAGCATTCCATTCAGTTAATACTTCAGGTGAAGGCCAATTAATTAAGGGGTAGCTAACATTTTTTCTATGCTCATTAATACTAAAGATAACTTGACCGGCAAGGGTTTCAAGTTGCTTCTGGTTAACGTCCATTTTGTATAGTTTGGTAAGCATACCCCCAGGTAGAAAGTTACAAGGGTTTGCATTGTACCGCGCAATGAACCTATTGCGGCGGATTTCTCTAATCATTTCCTGCTGCATACTAACACGTTTTGATTTACTACCCATAATTATTCCTCTTTTTAAGTTGGTTAAGTATTACTCATATACCATACAATGCAATCTCTAGCTTGCGACCAGGAAGTGCACACAGCGACATAATAACCATTAAGCCTAAGACTGTCAATAAATTGTACTTGATCTTCGCTAACTACCCCACCTTTAGGTTTCTTCATTTCAATAAACAAGCCGTGATAATGGCGCTTGGCTACTGGCAGCATAATATCAGGTGCACCGGGCTTAACACCTTCAGCTTTCAAATTAGAAGATGTAATCTTATCACGCTTGCCACCATTAGGAATAGCAAACATATATTTAAGCTCAGGATAAGCTTTCTGCTGAGGGGGCAAGCTAGCCCACACAAATACTGCAACCTGGTGACTGTGCTCTGTATCTTTAGCATATGTTTCAGGATTAATCATGGCTAAGGCCTTTCCTATAACCTGGTGCATCAGCATCAATATCTTGTTGTGCAGTAATCCTATCATAAGCTTGCTGAATAATTGGGGCGGGCTTCCAATCTCTAGAACCCTGCATAATAAACCCTAGCTGCTTTTCTTCCACAGCAAGGTAATCACCATAAGCTGCTAACAATGCTTCACTGTGGGTAATATCACGCTGCAAGGCTTCTTTGATTGCCCGCCAACTTTCCATAGTGAGGAATACACCACATCTATAGCTTGGGTGCAAATTATTGTTTGTTTGCATATGCAAGGCTGTATTGATAGCCTTTAAGTATTCTACTCTATCTTTAATTAGCATGGCATTAACCTGGCATACCAGCAAAGCTAAACAAATAGTTAAGCAGATTAGGGTTAATAGCAGCACTGAGTAGCACAAGTGCACCAATAGCTAGAACAATAGGAATGTGTGGTTGCATGATTAAAATCCCTAGAAGGTTTGAATTACATTCTCCAAAAGCTTAATCTGCTTTTCAAGTTTAACCAGAAGGTGCCAATAGTTCTTAGGCATTGGCTGGCCATCTTTTATAGCTTGTCTAATAGCTGTGTCAAGCCTAAAAGTTTCAGCCTGGGCTTCTAGGCGCTTTCGGTCTACAATTGCTTGCAGCATTTGTGCATCAGTCATAGACTATTCCTCTATCCTATATTCATAACTCAGCATATCTGCAATTACTGGGCTATACAAGCACCCACCATTATGCAGGGCCTGGGCAAGCAAAGCAATAACTGATGCTTGCTTATCAAGCATATCTTGCAAACGCCTAATAGTATCTTCACTATCTGAATAATTAAGTGAATCTTTTGCAGCATCCGCTACTGTTACTTCTACACTAGGCTTGCTAGCCCAATATAAACCTTTGATAATCTTCATGTTAGAACCCCATTTAAAAAGTTAGGCCGTGGTGTTACACCATGGCCTTAGTGGTTGTCAAGTGTTACTTAATATCTTTAATAAGCTTAAGCAAATCACTACTTACATATTCATCGGGCAATATAATGATAGGGCCATTATCCATAGTTTCAACAATAACTAATGTTGTATGCCCATTATATGTTACACCATAACTACTAAGCCAAGCAACCCGCGTACCTTTAGGCCCTGGCATTTCCCATAGAAAAGTTGTTTCACAACCACATGCCCTAAGTGCAGCAGCAAATTGTGTATCAGGATAAACCTTTTGTTCTGCCTTATTCATTTCAATTTCCCTTTAGTTAAGTTGTATGTGCAATATAGTAAGGCTTAATAGTGTTGTCAAGCACTATTTAAACCCCATTGTTCAGCCATAGCGTTAGCTAAGCCTTGATTAGTTTCACCGCGCAATCTACCACAATTAGGGCCAGGGCTAGCCCGATGCACCTTTGACCATTTCTTATGCTCATCTGTACCAGTTTTAGGTGGCCATAGCATCTTAGTAGGCTTTATTAGTGGCAAACCTCTAAGATGCAGTCCTGTGGATTTAAATTCGGGATAACCAAACCAATAAGAATGCACAAATTGTTGTGGTTTTTGATAGTTGTGTATTCTCTCTATAGCATATGGGTGCATTATAGGATTTTCAACACACAACCTAGGTATGCCACAATTCCAGCAATCACTAAACAATGCAGCACCTTCTTCAAGCTCTTGCCATATCTGTTCTAGTGTTTTACCTAATGGTGGTACATGCAGCCACCTAACACCAGACAAGCAAAGCCTAGTGCATGGTGGAAATAATATAGCCATATCCCATTTCAAGTGTAACACATTAGTTACATCGTCTTGAATATGATAAGGTGAATTATCAGCAGCAGGCAATATATCACAACTCCAAGCATCATGCCCACAATTGCGAAATGCTTGCCTTACCTTACCAAATTCTTCACAACCTACAAGTATTTTCATAGCTATAAAATATCCTTTATTGGTCTTTGCCAGGCTTAAACATAAATTTTTAATAGGTCTATTGGCCTTATACTACCTAACCTCTTGTTTTCTTTAGATATATAATAATATAATAAATATAATAGTAAGTACAAAAGGGAATCTATGTTTCCCGACTGATGTTTTAAGTACAACATTCCATACTATGCAAGAGGTTTTGAGAGAGGGGTAATAGGCAAATTATAATTATATTTTATTAAATGGGGTGCAAACCGTTGATTTTGTTATTATATTGGCTGATAATAGCTTCAAATTTCCATTATATTTCTATTATATCAAGTACTTAGTTCCACAACCACGCCATATCCTCCACCATAAATGCCTTTTGGCTAGTGTTATGCTTTGTATTCAGGTCTAACTTACCAATCTCTTTAATTGCACCACTGTCAACCAGGTTAACCAAAGCTTTCTTAATTGCATTAGTAGAACCAATTTTATCTAACCTGAATGGTGCAGCACTAATCAATTTTTTACTGAGATAGGCATAAGGAATAATTTTAGCTTTGTGCAATTCTTCATTGTGGGTATACATTTTAACTTGTGCAAAGGTAGATGTAAGATAATGTTTAATTGCGGCTTTGATATAATCAAGTTGCTTACTTTCATTTTCATCTTTGCCAAAGTCACCTGAAGCAAACCTATTATAGAGCTTAGCTACATCGAAGTTAACAACATTAATAGCCCATTGTGCATACTCAGTCTTAATAACAGGGTTGTAAGCATCACAGCCCACGGCAATTAGGGCGGCTAATTTGAGTACTTTAATATGTGCCCTATTCCAAAGGTGCCGGATTACATTTACATCTGAGCCATTAATTTTAGCTGTGGCAAATACGTCATATTCATTTAGTATTTTAGCTGCTGCATCCGTGGCATTTACATGCACACACATAGGCATATTATTAACACCATTATTAAGCCTAAGGCAATGGGCTACCAATGCAGCCAGCCTTTCTTTAAGCCCTTCTGAAGGTGTTGCAGAACCGTGATTATAATTTAAATCCGGTCTAACACCATTGTATTCTATAAGGGTGAAGCGGGGCAATAAGCCATCAGCAATAATATTTTCATCTATGGATTGAAAGAAGGTTTCAGGTGTGCTTTCACCTAACAGTGTAACAGCAGGGCTATTCACCATATCTGTACTGTTTTCTTTTTGTGAATAGATAGCAGCTTGTAGCTGCTTACCATAGCCTGACTTGTTGTAGATGTCTAGCAGTACACGCTTAAGCATAATCTCAGCAGTATTAGCATGGCGGTTAGATAGCTGTTGCATCTTAAGGCCAAACTCACCCACAACAGATACAAAGCTAGATGAAGTCTTAGAGACATACTTAAGCAGCGCTTGACCTGATACAATCTCAGCAGGGCCTATGAAGTCTTTAATAGCCGGTATTTCATCACGGATAGATGCAACCAGCTTATCAATCCCCGAAGCCATGCCTTCTTTACCCGTGCCGGTAGGGGCAAGCAACAGCACATACTGATTTAAGCCCGTGCCTGATACATTGTAGGCGCGGCCTGTAATCCCCGCCATGAAAGCAATTGCAGCAGCTAGGGAAATCTCTGGTACTTGACGCGGGGAACATTGATAGATAAATTGTGCAATCTCACCTAGCAAACCAGGTGGCAAAACATATGGGCTATCAGTTTGTGTATCTGAATGAATGTCAGTATGTGAAGCTAAATCAGTTTGTTGTAGTGGGGTGGGCTGATTTGCCTTCTGCACTTTCGCCGTGTGTGCTTCCTTGGCAGCATCAAAAGCTTCCTGTAAACCCTCTATGTCAACAGGGGGCAATACCTGGTCAAAAACCTTATTCAACATATATTCTATATAATTTGCCCTATTTGCCTTTTCGCGTTTGCCCAAAGGGCTAGCCCTGAAGATACGCACAATTTGATTACGTGAATGCGTGTAGAAGGCTACCATGTTCATAAAAGACAAGTCTGCTTCAGATTGGCTTGGGTATAAATCCTGCCATCTGCCCTCTAGTAGTGTCTTAAACTTGTCGCCATTCACAGCCGCTAAGGCTTTGTTTATAATCTCAGCATCTGAACTATTTTCCTCTATTGTGCCAAGGTAGTTTGATACGTTCTTAACCTTGCCCAATTCTTCATACAGTATATCCGCAAGCCCTTGCCTTTCAGCAATTGGCTTAGCATTGAATACATCACCCGTCATAGTAAAGAATCTGTCAGAAGAATAAAGCTCTATGCTGCTTCTGCGTCTACCACCAGGCAGGATAGCCTTAATGATGATGTGCAAACCTTTACCACTTGGGCTACGCTCTGCATAACTATCAAAGGCTGCAAATATCTTCTGTTGCCTTTGGCTAGTGGCTTCATCAGGTGCGGCATCCAAATCAATGCCCGCATATTTTCCACCCCGATCAAACACAAAACCAATACCGGATAGCTTACCACTTGACCACTTGCAAGAGGCTACGGCTTCATCAAATGTGCACCATGTACTATTATCTGTTACGCTGCAATGGTAGCCATTAGGTTGATATGGTACCTTTGTGGGCTTACCATTTTCTGTTTCCTCATAGCGCCATACGCACCACTGTTTAAGTAGCCGCATTTCTTCAGGAATATTATAGAAATTTTCAAGCATTATTCTAGCACCAGGCGCTTGCCAGATAGATAAGTATAGAGCAATTCTACATGGCTAACACAAGGCTGCTTACTTTTGCCCTGGCAATAGGTTTTCAGCCATGATACGCTTAGGCCGGTATCGTGACTAATTCGCTCAAAGGTCAATGAGCGAGTGCGGTTTCTAACTAGGTTTAGTGTGGTTGTGTGGAGTAATCCACAAGGGATTGTGTCAAGCAATGTATTGGCCCTTTTCTGCTTCGGGTCTATATACAAGAATAAATAATAATTCACAAGGGCTAAAATAGCAGTTGACAAGAAAGAATTTAAGCCCTAAATGGGCTGTAACAACTTAATTTCTATGAGGTGCACTATGTCAGTTACATCCAAACCTTGGGTATTGCCCACAGCTAATGAAATACCACCTTGGCCTGTGACTGTGCAAACCCCTTGGGTTAATGGTGCACCAATTAAAAAGAAGCTAACACTTGATGAAGTGCTTATGCAATGGCAGGCTTCTAAGGAAACATTGCAGGCTGCCACAGAAGAAGAAATGCGATTGCGTAAGCTTGCTGTTGAAATGGGTTTTGGTAAATCCGCACAGGAAGGCACTAACAATCAAGAGCTAGGTAATGGTTATGTGCTTAAGGCCGTTATCAAAAAGAATTACAAGCTGGTTAAGCCTGAGAATGAACCAGGTAATACTTTTGACGCAGTTGACAAAGTTATGGATAACTTTGCACGTATCAGTAATGAAGGTGCATTTATTGCTGAAAGATTGTTTAAGTACTCTGTAGACCTTTCAGTTAGCGAATATAAGAAACTGGTAGAGGAAGCCACAGTAGACACTACCAAGGCCAAGCTGCTAGCGGAAGCTAACAAAGTAGTATTGATTACCGATGCTGCCCCCACCTTGGATATTAAAGAACCAAAGGCAAAGAAGAAATAATATGGCTGAGGGTTTGTATATTGTAGGGGATTGCATAGAGCTTAATGGCGAAACTGTAGCTAGGCTTAAGCCTAATCTATTCCCTGGTACTAAAATTGAATTACAAGAGGCATTTGAAGCCTATAATAGCATAGATAATAAACCCGATACTAATTATGTCTTAAATGCAGCTAGAGAAAAATCACAAGCCGGTTTGATTACCCTAGCTGAGCTAGAGAGCTTACTAGAAAAATAATCTTCAACCTTAACTTCAACAGGTGTAATATGAACACAGCAATTAAATTTCCGCGCCTAACAGAAAGGCCCCCAATGCCGGTAGAGGATAAACCACCACAGCAAGAAACGTATGCACCTGAGGTTTTGCCCGCCTTTGATGATTTGCAGAACTTTGCAAATCATCTTGCACACCAGGCTAGAAGCATCAGTAATTCAGGGCAACTTATGGTTAAAGATCATAGGTACACGCTTGACCTGCTTAGGATTGAAGCTGATACACTGGAACAAGATAGAGCTACGACTATCCAGGCTATTTATAATAGCTATGATGTTATGGTAAATGATATTAATAACCGCTTTGATAATTTACTTGCACGCAACCAAGCTATGCAGCAAAAGACTGAAGCAATGATAGGCTACTTTACCAATGAACCCCCACCACCTGTAGGAGTTTTGGAAGTGCAGCCGCGTAAGCGCAAAACATTGCTAGGTTTTATGGTGAAATAATGTTTAAGGTTGCCGCCTTGGTTCTGGCATGTTATGCACCATCACAAATTATTAATGATGGTAATAGGCATATTACCTTTGTTTACCCTTGCCCACAGGCGGGCAGGGCATTAGATGGTGATGAAATACATGCTAAAGACATCCCAGAACTAGGGCCTAGTGGTAAAGATTGCGCGGCAAAAAAGAGCAATGACAAAAGGTGTAACAATGGTTGATATTAAGCCGGTAAATTCTTCTAACATTGCTGGTGTAGGTTATGATGCAGCCACACAAGAAATGCATGTTCAGTTTAGCAGCGGCGCAACTTATAGCTATATTGGTGTACCACCAGAACACCATGAAGCCCTTGCAAATGCTGATAGTATTGGTGCACACTTTGCCAAGCATATTAGACCAAATTACACAGGTAAACGGGTAAGATGAGCAACAAAGAATATGCAGAAGCTATGCTAGAGCTTATTAAACCAATAGCACCCGTTGCTGCAGAGGCTTTTAACAGTGAACATTAATGATTTGCGCCCTGCTAGCACTTTTGCCGCCCTGAATGGGGCTAAGTGTTTGGTATATGGTGCACCAGGCACGGGCAAAACACCTATCACAAACACAGCACCGCGCCCTATATTGCTTGCTTGTGAACCAGGTTTGTTATCCATGAAGGGTAGCACGGTGCCCACATATCTAGCGCCAACCAGCAAGCATATAGAAGATTTCTTTGCATGGCTTATTAGGTCGCATGAAGCTAACAACTTTGATACTGTATGCATTGATAGCTTGTCCGAAATGGCAAGCATATATTTGCGTGAAGCTTTAAATACTAAATCTTCATCCGGTAATAAAGCGCATGGGCAAGCGGCATATGGTAAAATGGCTGATAGCATGGTGCCGCACCTTAACACACTATTTCATATGCCGCGCAAGCACACATATCTGATTTGTAAAATGGAAATTGTAGAAGGCATGATGCGCCCCGCATTTCCTGGTAAGTTCCTGCCTTCCTATGTGCCTCACTTGTATGATATTATCTTAAACTTGGGTATTCATAACATACCAGGTGTGGGCCAATACAAAGCTTTTAGAACAGCCGCTAGCTTTGATGCTGTTGCTAGGGATAGAAGTGGCAAGCTTGCAGAATTTGAACAGTGTAACCTAACCGCACTATTCAATAAAGTAATGTCATAGGTGGGTGAAAGGTAGCAATTATGCTTAATATTGAGGATATTGCAGTGGTATGCCATGAGGTTAACCGTGCATACTGTGCATACTGTGCATCACTTGGTGATGTGTCACAAGCCGAATGGGAACTAGCCTCAGATTGGCAGCACAAAAGCGCCATTGACGGGGTTAACTTCCACATTGCAAACCCTACAGCATTGCCTGATGATAGTCATAATAATTGGCTGAAGGGTAAGCTTGCTGATGGGTGGAAGTATGGGCCTGTGAAAGACCCTGAGAAAAAAGAGCACCCTTGCTGCGTGTCTTTTGTGGAATTGCCACAAGAGCAAAAGAGCAAGGATTACTTGTTTAAGGCTGTGGTACACTCCCTTAAGCATCACCTGGGGGCTTTGCCCGCATAATTTAACTTTAACCCCTAACCTAGGAAAGTAAATACAATGACTGGTTTTAATTATGAATTTGATGCAAACCAATATACACCAGAACAGGGCGGGCTAAATAACCACCCTGAGGGTAAATTCCCTGCTGTTATTATCAATACATCTATTGTGCCTATTAAAGATGATGCTGAAGGCAGGCCACAGTTTGTAGTAGAGTTTGAAACACCAGCCGGTACAATTAAAAAGTACTATGGGCTATGGTCACCTAAGCAAGAAACGGCTGATAACTCACATAAGCGGCTTGCTGCCCTGTCTCATGCCACAGGCATTTTTCGTGCTTCTATGATGAATGAAGGCGCGGCTTTCCGTGGTGCGCGCTGCATGATTGAAGTTACTAAGCAAAAAGATAGTGACTTTATGCAGGTTAATAAGGTGTTTGATGCTAATGGTAATGAACCAGGCAAAGCACCACAGCAGCCACCGGCAAACTCAGCAGGCTTTGCCCCTCAGGCGCACCAAGCACCACCACCAGCACAACAGCCCCCACCAGCCGCACAGGGTGGGCCTTGGGCTGCACTAGCAGGGCAACCCCCTACTACACAGTGGAACCAGCCACCGACTCAGCAACCCCCTGCTAATCAGCCACCACCACAAGAGCCGCCCGCCGCTGCCGCCCCTTGGCAGCAACAGCCGCCAGCAGGGCGCGCCCCCTGGCAGAAGTAATAAGTACTGCGTAAAGAAGGGGGGCAGGCTAAGCCTGCCCCTAACTTATGAAAGGGCTACTATGCTAGATTTAACCATTGCAGTTAATCGCAAAACAATAGCCAATGTAATCAAAGCCGATATAGATGCATATTGTGTTACGGCCTATGGTGATGGCCATAGGAAGCATTTGGGTGCTTCACAGATAGGGCATCCTTGCAGCCGGTATCTATTCAATGTTTTTAGATGGGTTAAGTACACTAAGCATAGTGGTAGAATGCAGCGCCTGTTTAATCGTGGGCATAGAGAAGAAGCTCGATTTATTGAATGGCTCAGGGGTATTGGATTTGAAGTAATAGATTTAACACCTGAGGGTAAACAACAACGCATAACGGCTGTTATGGGCCATTTTGGGGGTAGCCTGGATGGGCAAGCTAGCCCACCTATCAAGTATAATATTAATGAAAGGTTACTACTTGAATTTAAAACACAAGGTACAGGCTCAGGTTTTGAAAAACTCAAATCAGAAGGCGTACAAAAGGCAAAGCCACAGCACTACGCCCAAATGTGCAACTATGGCAAACATTATAAAATACGCTATGCTTTGTATTGTTGTATTAATAAAAATGATGATGATTTACACATTGAAATTGTGGCTTTGGACTGGCAACTAGCCGAGCAACTTGAAGCTAAGGCTGAGGATATTATTAAGGCAACAGTACCCCCTGAAAAGTTTGCCTACAGTGAAGCAGTATTTGAATGCAAGTATTGTGACTTTATGGGCTTATGCCATAGAGGGGAACAGGCAGAAAAGAATTGCAGAAGTTGTATAAATAGTGTAGCTGTGGATAATGGGCAATGGTATTGCAGACTTTATAATAATATCATTCCTGAAGATTTTATTGCAAAAGGGTGTGAACAATGGGTACCAATAGTGTAGAGATTGTGCATTATGCAAATGATAACACTAATGCCTTTAATGTGCTATGCAAGTTTGAAGTGTTATCAAAAGCAGGGGCAACATTTTGGATTACATCTAACTACGCAAAAGTAACTTGCCCTAAGTGCAAATCTATCCATGAACTAGAGCTAGCTAAAGCAATCTAATGTTTCAACCTAGATGGTATCAGCAGGAAGCAGAACAATCTATTTTTGATTACTTTGCTAATCATAATGGAAATCCTGTTATTGCCTTGCCCACAGGTACCGGCAAATCAATTGTGATTGCTAATACAATAAAACGTATTTTCCAAGGCTGGCCTGGGCAGCGTGTAATCAAAATGACACACGTTAAAGAACTCATAGAGCAAAATTCTAACAAGCTTTTAGAGGCATGGCCGCAAGCACCCTTGGGCATCTATTCAGCCGGTTTGAACCGTAAAGAAACCCATGCACCTATTATTTTCGGGGGTGTAGGTTCCATTGTGCGTAACTTGGGGGCATTTGGGCACAGAGACTTAGGCTTTATAGATGAAGCTCATTTAGTATCGCCTGATGCTGAAACTATGTATGGTAGGGTGATTAATCACTTTAGGGCTATAAACCCTTATTTTAAGGTAATTGGTTTGTCTGCTACACCTTGGAGGTTAGGACAAGGTTATATTACTGATGGGGGTATATTCACGGATATATGCTATAATCTAACGGGGGTAGAAGCTTTCACCAGGTTGATAGCTGAAGGCTACCTAGCGCCACTTATACCAAAGAAAACCAATGTTGAAATAGATGCTAGTGGAATTGGTATTTCAAACGGTGATTACAAGCAGCATGATTTACAAGAGCTAGTAGACAATGAAAAGACTACCTTTGCAGCCCTTCAAGAAACTATGCTTTATGCACCCTCTAGGCGCTCTGCTATGGTATTTGCTACGGGCATACAACATGCTGAACATATCAATGAAATGCTTATTAAGGTATTCGGGCAAACTTCTGTGTGCTTACATTCTAAAAAGTCTGATGAAGTAAATGAGAAGGCTTTAGCAGACTGGAAGGCAGGCCGGGTTAAATGGGCTGTGAATATGGGCAAGCTTACAACCGGCATTGACCACCCACCGCTTGATTTAATTGTCATGTTGCGCCCTACAATATCACCCGTATTGTGGGTACAAATGTTAGGCAGAGGTACCAGGCCATCACCGGCAACCGGCAAACAATTTTGCATGGTGTTAGACTTTGCAGGAAATACTAAGAAGCTTGGGCCTATCAATGACCCTGTTATACCAAAAAAGAAGGGTAAGGGTACAGGTGATGCACCTGTAAAAATCTGTGAAGAATGTGGCTGCTATAACCATGCTTCAGTAAGGTTTTGTGCAGCGTGTAATTTTGAATTTATCTTTGAAGATAAGTTTAAAGACACAGCAAGCACTGAAGAATTAATTTCTACCGGCATACCTTTGGTAGAGTACTTCAATGTAAATAAGGTAACTTATCTTAAGCATGAAAAAATTGGTAAGCCACCATCAGTTAGAGTTACCTACTATTGTGATATGCAAATGTTTAAAGAATGGGTAGCTTTTGATAATCCTAAAGCTAGAAAGCTAGCTTTAGATTGGCTCAGGCAGCGCATACCACTAGCTAAAGAATATGAAGATGGTGCAACTACCGACAATGTGCTAAGCATTGCTGCACAGCTAAGGGTACCAAAAAGAATTAGAGTATGGGTTAATAAGCTTCCTTATCCAGAGGTGTTAGGCTATGAATATTAGTGAACGTGAACTAGCAACAAATGATATTATCAGGCGCTTAACTGAAGTTATTAGGGTAGAGCTTAATAGTTCTATTCGCACCTGTATTACTTGTGATAACTTCACAGAAAAAACTGAAGTTTGTGAGCTTGCTAAATGCAGGCCACCAGCAAGAGTTATTGCTAATGGTTGCTCTAGCTATGAAGAAGTGGTGCCTTTCTAATGGCTAGAGGCCCCCGCAAAGCTAAAGCAGAACCTGGTGCAACTAGCTCACTGCTAGCCGCACTTAAATTTGTGTCATTGGTGCAAAAAGAAGAAGGCCAAGTTTTTGAAACTTACTGTGTGCTAGGGAACAGGGCCGCAACAGCCTTCAATGGTTTGCTAGCAGCCGGTCAAGTCATTGAAGAAGATATTAGTATTTGCCCACACACGGTAAAATTAACCGCCGCGCTTTCAAAATGCGGTGAAAGTTTATCTATTACACAGCTTGATAATTACAAGCTATCAATCAAGTCTGAAAACTTCAAAGCAGTAATACCTTGTGCTGAGCCTATGGCTATGACCTATGCACAGCCGGATAGCCCTACAATTATTATCAATGATAATTTGAAAAAGGGGTTTGAAGCTGTACAGATACTCGTGGCGGATAATAGTGAGCATGTTGTTACTGCTTCAGTGTTACTCAAAACTAATTCAATGTACTCTACAAATCGTGAAGTATTGTTTGAATATTGGCATGGCATAGATATGCCTGGTGAATACCCAATCCCAAAAGCCGCGCTTGCTGCTATTTTAAAGTCTGGTAAATCACTTGACAAAATGGGCTATTCAGCTACTTCTGTTACTTTCTGGTTTACTGATGGTAGTTGGATTAGAACACAAATGTATAATGATAAATGGCCTGATATAACCAAATTGATTAACTTACCATCTAAACCCATTCCTGTACCACCTATGCTATTTGTGGGCATTGATGCAATTAAACCATTTGCCCACAAATCTAGCCGCATTATGATTAATGAGGGGCAGCTAGCAACTGAAGAAGTAGATGGTGCAGGGGCAACCTATGCGGTTGAAGGATTGCCTAAAGGAATTTCTGTTAACTATAAGTACATGCAGTTGATAGAACCCTATGCAACACTAATAGACTTGAATGTAAGCCAATCTTATGTCTATTTCTTCGGTGATAATATACGTGGTGTTATTGCGGGTATGCGGTAATGTGGTATCAAGATTTAAAAGGTGGCAGATTTTATAATGCCGATTGCTTTGATGCAATGAAAGAAATACCCGATGGTGTTATTGATATGGTATTATGCGATTTACCATATGGTACAACACAAAATAAATGGGATAGCATATTACCACTAAATAAATTATGGGCTGAATATTGGCGGGTATGCAAACCTAATGCGGCTATTGTTTTAACGGCACAACCCCCCTTTGATAAAATGCTTGGAGCGTCACAAATTGATTACTTAAAATATGAATGGATATGGCATAAAAGTAAGCAAACAGGCCATCTTAATGCTAAAAAACAACCTATGAAAGCACACGAAAATATCTTAATTTTTTATAAAAATCAATGTATGTATAATGCACAGGGGCTAGTAAAGAAAGAAATACCTACAATAAGGAAAGGTAGAGATAATGGGTCTAACTATGGAAATAGTGCCAAA